CAATCGCCCGGCGCATACTCCGCACTACCGGGCAGAGCTATCGTAGACGAACGCTTCTACCAATATCCCATGACAATGGTCGTACTCGCTCACTGCTGTGGTCACGTTAACTACCACACAGCTATCTTCTGGGTAAACCAAAGCACCCTCGCCCGTCGTATGAATTGTACACAGCAAGCTATCTCTCAGCATATGCGTAAACTCGTACAATGGGGATACATAGAAAAGATACGCAAAGAAGCCCCCATCAGAGCCTACGGACGCAAAGGAGCCGCCTGGAGAGTTATCTACGACCCCAGAGTATCATTAGACGAAGCACTCGCCACAATACCGTCAGATGCAGCTACCCCAGAGCAACAAGCAGAAGAGGCCAAGAAGACTATGGAACTCGCTACAACAGGACCAAAAGGACAGAAGAAACGTACAAATAAAAACAAGCCCCAGCTTGTAGATGATAATGACAAGTACAAGCCCCAGCTTGTGCATAGCCACAAGGCACAGCTTGTTCATAAAGACTTACATAGAACTATAGATAAAGAGATAAAGGATGTAGATTGCAAAAGACTATGCGAACGAATGAGCGCAGAAATAATGAAAAGATATGGGAAGGGTTGGGTATACGATATGAGACAGATGGAGTTGGCAAAAGAACTGTACAGTCTTGGCTACACTGTCGATAGCTTTGGTAAGGAAGCTGGGTATGTACTCGATTGGCTGGTAAAGAATAACAAGCAACACCCGGTATCGTTGCAATACTTCATAGCCAGAAAGCAGAACAACAAGAAGAACAAGACAGCGGAGGACCGTATAAAACATCTGACAAACAAGATGCGAATTAGATAAATGTACAAATGTAAAAGGTTCGGATACAGTTTGTACAACCTACAAGCGGAGGGGGGGTATGCGTTATAAAAAAGGCACGTTATGCCCCCCCCGCCCCCTGTCGCGTAGTATAGGGGCAACACAAAAATATTTTGGTAAAAAACATGGAGAAGTAAATGGTTAAGATAATGGAAGTTAAGCAGCCGAGGGTTGGGAAGAATGGTAAGACGTACTGGCACAAGTTGGGTATTAAGTTTCTTTATGATGATGGGAAGGAGAGTATCAAGTTAGATTCTTTGCCTTTACCGAATGAGAAGGGCGAGGTTTGGATGAACTTGTTTGAACCCCGGCCTAAGGATGAGGCTGGTGCTACGGGTACTTGGGATAAGCCTAACGACACGGCTACTACGCACGATACGGAAAAGCCTGATGAAATCCCCTTCTAGTAAGCCGAAGGTTCCTCGTGTAACGCCGTTTGCCACACGGGGGATAACGAAGCGGCTGCGTGGTTCTAAGATAATTTATGAGCAGCGTGATGAGTTAGCGTTGGATTTGCTGGGTTTGTATTCTGCGAAGGTGACGGATGTTGTGGATATTGTTCATCGTGAGGATGGTTCTACGAGTGTGGACTTGAAGGATGTGGGGGATATTCCTGAGAATGCGTTGAGGGCTATTCGAAAGATTAAGGTGACCCCTACCCGGCATGGTGAGCAAGTTGAGGTTGAGATGATAGACAAGGTTAGGATAGGTCAGATGCTGGCGAAGTCGGCTGGGTTACTGGATAATGAGAAGGAGATTGATAAGCCTGGTGTGGTGAGCATTGAGATGGTTATGCCGAAGGATGATGGTGATGAGTGAGCAACTAAGCAACATGAAGTTGGACTTTTCTTCGTCGCCTACGATAGCGAAGTTTTTTAAGAGCAAGGGTTTTGTTCGTGGGATTATGGGGCCTGTGGGTAGTGGTAAGTCTTACGCTTGCTGTGCGGAGATATGGCGTCGTGCTATTCAGCAGAAGCCTAGTCCTAGGGATGGGATTAAGTACACGAGGTTTGCGATTGTTCGTAATACCAACCCGATGTTGAGGACGACGACGTTGAAGACTTGGTTGGAGTTAATGCCTGAACACGTTTGGGGTCCGGTGAAGTATTCGCCGCCTATTGTTCATCATATCAAGTTACCGCCCCGTGATGGTGCGGCTGGCATTGATTGTGAGGTTATATTCTTAGCTTTGGACGACCCCAAGGATGTACGGAAGCTGTTATCTTTGGAGTTGACGGGAGCGTGGGTGAATGAAGCTAGGGAGTTGCCTAAAGCGGTTATTGATGGATTGACGCATAGGGTTGGACGTTTTCCTACCAGGGCTGACGGCGGACCTACTTGGCACGGAGTTATTATGGACTCTAACCCAATGGACGACGACCATTACTGGTATCGTTTGGCTGAGAAAGAAAAACCTAGGGGCAAGTATGCTTGGGATTTTTTTAAGCAGCCCGGTGGTGTGTTAGAGGTTAGCATTGATGAATTGCCTGACCAAATGCCGGAAGCCCAAGGGTTTATTCATCAGGCGGGTCGCTGGTGGAAGACGAACCCCAAGGCTGAGAACGTAAAAAACCTACCTACGGGATACTACGAGCAGCTTCTGGGCGGTAAAAACCTTGATTGGATACAATGCTACGCTCAAGGCAAATACACGTTTGTTCAGGAAGGTAGACCCGTTTGGCCTGAGTACAATGATAGTTTGATGGCGGCTGACTTGGAGCCTGACCCGGAGTTGCCTGTTCATGTAGGATTGGACTTTGGTTTAACCCCGGCGGCTATCTTTGCCCAGAAAATGCGTAATGGCCGATGGCACGTTCTGCATGAGCTTGTCACGTTTGACATGGGACTAAACAGGTTTGCTGAGATGCTCAAGAGCGAGTTGGAGTCCAGGTTTCCTAGATACGAAACTCTGATATGGGGTGACCCGGCGGGTATGCAGCGCGACCAGATATTTGAGACTACGGCGTTTGACCATCTTAAAACTCTGGGGTTGTTGGCAAAACCTACGGCTACGAACGAGTTTAGAACCCGGCGTGAAGCCTTGGCGATTCCGATGGGTAGGCTCATAGATAGCAAGCCCGGTTTTTTAATCAGTCGTAAGTGCAATCGGTTACGCAAGGCTTTGGCTGGTGGGTATCACTTCAAGCGTGTAGCAATTGGAGCCGGGCAAGAACGGTTTAGAGATACGCCTAACAAGAACGAACATTCACACGTTGGCGATGCGGCGGGGTATTGCTTGCTAGGTTCTGAGCATAGAATTATGACCAAGGCCCCTACTCGTGGTCGTGTAGCGACGACACAAGCTAAAGTTTTAAGCTTTGATGTATTCGCTAACTGAACTCAACCAGATGATGCCGTTGGACTATCCCCGGCACAAACTGGTCGATTGGTCACCCGCTCACTACCTGATGTGCGACCTCAACGATTTTGATGAAGACTTGGCTAGGTATCACGACGATTACCTATCTGTTCTTACGCACTATGCGAACTCTGGGGTTGCCTACACCGGGATTGGTGAGGGCGCGGTCTATGCCATGTTTGGTGTTTACGAGTATTGGAAAGGCAGCGCTGAAGCGTGGCTTATTCCTAGCAAACACATAGGCCGTAAAACGTTGTCGTTTCACCGTACCGCTTTGCAGTTTTTTGAGCTTGCTGCCAAGAAAATGTATATAAAACGTCTACAGTTTACCATTCATTCACACAACGTTCAGGCTCTCAAATGGGCTGAAAGATGTTACTTTGAGTACGAAGGAACTATGCGTCGGTATGGTCCTGATGGCAATGACTATAAAATTTATTCGAGGTTATTCTAAATGGGCGGTCTATTCAAAAAACCTAAAGCTCCACCACCTGACCCCAAGATTGAAGAAAATCTACGGGAACAGGAAATAGCAGCCGAGCAAGAACGTATTGTCACTGGCAAAAAACTGGCAGCACAAGCCAAGTCTAGGGTCCGAGGTGGTAGAAGAGGTTTGATGGCTGAAGGTGTAACTGCTGGTACGCTGGGTCGAGAAACCGGGTCGGCAACGGGTACGCCACTACAAACGACGTTAGGACGTAACCCTAGGTCCGGCTGATGAAAAAATACATTCGCAACCCAAGACACACGGAGGTCCATGATGTACGGGGCAAAAAAAGGCAAGAAGCCATTAAGCAAGAAAATGAACAGCAAGATGACGAATCTAAGGAAAAAGATGGCGAGTAAATATGGTAAAAAAGGCGCATCAAAATCCTGAAGGTGGTCTGAATGAAGAGGGTCGTAGGCACTTTAAAAGAACTGAAGGTGCTAATCTCAAGCGGCCTCTACGAACAGGCACAAGTCCGAGGCGGGTTTCATTTGCGGCAAGGTTTGCTGGCATGAAGGGGCCAATGAAAGATGAACAAGGTAGGCCAACAAGAAAAGCTTTAGCATTAAAACGTTGGGGCTTTGGCAGTGTAGAAGCTGCTAGAAATTTTGCGAGAAGGAATAGACAAGCATGAGCAGCTTGACCGACAGACAAAAAGAAACCTTAAAAAAACATAAAAAGCATCATAGCGAGCGTCATATGCGAATGATGCGAAAGCTAATGAGAGATGGCAAAACTTTTACTCAAGCTCATAAAGTCGCACAAAAAGAGGTAGGTAAATGAAAAAGCCATTTGATAAAAAAGCAATGAATAAAATGGTTGGCAAGAAAGCTGATAAGATTATGAAAGAAGGTAAAGCCAAAAATAAAAAACAGGCTTTTGCCATAGCTTACGCGACGCTTGGAAAAAAATCATAAAATGTTAGACGTTAAAGAAATAAAGAAACGCTACAAGAAAGCCGCAACTCACAAGGAGCAATGGCGGTCTATCTATGAGGAAGCCTACGAGTATGCGCTTCCTATGCGTAATCTTTACGACGGTTACTATGAGGGTAATGTTCCCGGTCAAAATAAAATGAAACGAGTGTTTGACAGTACAGCGCAACACTCAACGGCCCGGTTTGCTAATCGGATACAATCCTCCCTGTTCCCCCCACAGAGACCGTGGTGTAGATTAGAGCCGGGCCTAGAAATACCTGACGAGCAAAAAATAGAAGCCCAACAAGCATTAGATTTTTATTCTGAAAAAATGTTTGGCATCATGGCTCAGTCTGGTTTTGACCTGGCTATGGGGGAGTTTTTGCTAGACCTAGCTATTGGCACAGCGGTCATGCTTATTCAGCCTGGTGATGAGTTAACTCCCATACGTTATACGGCTGTTCCTAGTTATCATATATCTTTTGAGGAAGGGCCAAACGGTCAAGTTGATACGGTATATCGAAAGTTCAAACGACCCTTCAATGTTATTCAGAGAGAATTTCCTGACGCAGAAATTCCTGACCATATCATAAAAAAATATGAAGACGATGTAACAGAACCTCTTGAAATGATTGAGGCAACCTACACAATAGATAATCAAATTCATTATTGTATTATTACAGCAGAGGAAGATTTTAAACTTTTACATAGAAAGCTAAAGTCTTTCCCTTGGGTTATCTCCAGGTACATGAAAGCTAGTAACGAGAGGTATGGTCGTGGCCCCGTGCTATACGCCCTACCTGACATTAAGACACTCAATAAAGTTGTTGAATTAACTTTAAAAAACGCCAGCATAAGTATTGGTGGCGTGTTTACTGCGGTTGACGATGGCGTATTAAATCCACAAACTATCAGCATTGTTCCCGGCGCAGTAATAGGCGTTAGCTCAAACGGGGGTCCTCGCGGTCCATCTCTGCAACCTTTACCCCGTTCGGGCGACGCCAACCTAACACAAATCGTTAGCAATGACTTGCGTATAAACATTAAGAAAACATTGCTAGACGAAAGCTTGCCGCCCGACAATATGAGCGCCAGAAGTGCGACTGAGATTGTTGAACGTATGAAAGAACTATCGCAGAATTTGGGGTCAGCGTTCGGGCGGCTCATCAGCGAGACAATGTTTCCAATCGTAAGACGTACCCTTGAGCTTATGGATGAAATGGGTGAGATAGAGCTTCCGTTAAAAATCAACGGACTTCAGGTCAAGGTCGTGCCAGTATCACCTTTGGCTATGGCTAACAATGCTGAGAAACTAAACGAGGTTATGCAGTTTATGCAGATATCTCAGATGATGGGTCCACAGGGTCAGACCTTAATTAGAATGGATGCCGTGGGTGATTACATAGCTGACCAGCTAGGTATTCCGGCAAAACTTAGAACGACGCCACAAGAACGACAACAGATGCAAGAACAAATGATGCAGATGGCACAGATGGCGGCACAGCAACAAGGCGTGTTACCGCCTGAAGGTGAGGAGCAAATGCAATGAGTCAATCAGAGCGCATTCGCAGCATAAACTCACCGGGTTGGGATGGTGTAGACTCAAGTGTTACACACTTAGAACTGCCCAACACATCGACACAAAGAGATTTAGATATTCAGTTCAAACGATGTTTTGATACTGAAGCCGGGCAAAAGGTATTAGAAAACTTACGGGCAATAACTATTGAACAACCCGCATGGATACCCGGCGCAGACCCTTCTTTTGGATACGCACGGGAAGGGCAGAATAGTTTAGTGCGTGAAATAGAACAGAGGATAAAACGAGCAAATGAGCGAGAGTGACAACCAAGAAGCCCAGGGAACAACCGAAGAAGTTGCGGCTCCTGATGGCTTGATGGCCGCTACAGCTTTAGAAGAAGACAAGGCCGTAGAAGAAGGTGAAACTATTGAGCATCGTGCAGATGCCGAAGTAGAAGACCAGCCCACAGAAGAAGAAACGTTTGAGCGTCCTGAGTTCATACCAGCAAAGTTTTGGGATGAAAAAGAAGGGCCAGACCTAGAAAAGATGATGAAGTCTTATGACGAGTTAGAAAAAAAGTTTTCACAAGGTCAGCACAAAGCACCAAAAGAATATAACACCGAAGTTTTAACAGAGGCTGGATATGAAGCTGATGACCCGCTTGTGTCTACTTATTTAGATTGGGCGCAAAAATATGGCGTCAATCAAGCAGCATTTGATGAACTAGCTGGCTCTATTACAAGCATGGCGGGTGAAGACATGGCGGCTGTAGAGTTAGACCTACAAAGGGAACGTGAGGCTCTTGGTCCTAATGCTGATGAAATATTGAAATCAAATATTAACTGGGCTGATTCCTTACAGCGTAAAGGTGTTATTTCTGAGGAAGAACGTGCTGAGTTAAACATTTGGGGCGGCTCTGCTATTGGTCAGCGTCTTATGCAAAAGGTGCGGTCAATGACAGGTGATATGTCGAAAATTCCAATAGCGGATGTAGCGGAAGCTGGAGCAAGTGAAGATGATTTCAAACGTTCTATGCAGAGCAAAATGGCAGACCCACGCTACGGAAATGATATGGCATATACTCGCGGAGTAGAAAGGGAATTTGAGCAAAGATACGGATAATGCCTGTGGCGTTATACTTCGCCTAACTGCCCCCGTTTTGTCCTTTTTACGGGGGCTTTTTTTGTACAAACTCTAAATGTAGGGTATAAAGTATTTACAAGCTACAGCTTGTAGTATATCTTTTTTTTCAACAGATAACCCTCTGGGCCTGTTTGGCGTGTAGAAATACACCGGGCGTGGACGTATCCACGAAGCCAAAGGCCGGAACTCCCGACAACCTATAACGGCGACAAATTTAACTGGTTCAATAATAGGAGCTATAAATTATGTCTACGAACCTTAGTCCGGCGTTCGTTCAGCTATTTGAAGCGGAAGTACATCAAGCCTATCAAGGTGCTGCTGTTCTTCGTGGTGCTGCACGGACCCGAAATGGTGTGACGGGAGACACCGTAAAATTCCCGAAAGTTGGTAAAGGTACTGCGTCGGTTCGCGTTCCACAAACTGACGTAACTCCAATCAATGCAGCTTTTTCACAGGTTTCAATAAGTATGCAAGACTTTGTTGCTGCTGAATATTCTGATATATTTAATCAGCAAAAAGTTAACTTCGATGAGCGTCAAGAGTTAGCGCAAGTCGTGGGTAATGCTATTGGACGTCGTGAAGACCAAATCATTATTGATGCACTTAATGCCGCTTCGGCGGGTTCTACAGTTGCTAAAACTGTGGTGACCTCTGGTTCAGCTACAGCATCTAACTTAAATGTTGGTAAAATATTAGCTGCGAAAAAAGCTTTGGATGCGAAAAACGTGCCCCCAACTGACCGTCACTTTGTAATCCATGCTAATAACCTAGCTGGTTTGCTCGGTGATGAACGTGCGATTTCGAGTGACTTTCAGACTGTACAAGCATTAGTAAGCGGAAGCGTGAACTCAATGCTAGGCTTTCAGTTCCACATTGTAGGTGACCGAGATGAAGGTGGTCTACCATTGGCTACTGCTGATAGAACTTGTTTTGCTTTCCATCGTTCAGCAATCGGTGTTGGTGTTGGTATCGCTCCAAAAACAGAAATCAACTACATCCCTGAGAAAACGTCTTTTCTAGTAACTGCGATGCTCTCAATGGGCAGTGGCGTTATAGATGTTGACGGCCTCGTTGATGTTGTTTGTGAAGAATAAGGAGAGATAATCATGGCATTTGCAGCAACTGGTATGTCCTCATTAGGTGGTCAAAGCATGAAGGGTACGGTTCCCGCACTCTACTGCTACACCACTACGGACGCACATACAGTCGTGGATGGCTCTGGCTATTTCAACGACTTGTCAGACACTCTGGCCGTTGGCGATATGATTATCGTTCATGGCTCTACGGGTGGTACACGAACAATTACTATGCACGTTGTAGTCAGCAATGCCTCTGGCGTTGTTGATATGTCAGACGGCACAGTAATCGCTGTGGTAACTGACTCAGACTAATACTTTGGGGGCGGCAACGCCCCCTTACTTCTAGGAGATAAGAATGGCTATTGGTGACACAGATATAAGCATTTGTAACAAAGCCTTAGTGTTCTTAGGAGCAAGCAAAATAACAAGTTTCGTGGAAGGGTCAGCAGCAGCCGACGCTTGTAATGTTTTGTACAATGAAATAAAAACCTCCACATTAGCAATGTATTCTTGGACTTTTACTCTTGGCAAATCAACGTTGCCACGAGAAACGACCTCGCCTACAAGCGAATGGACATATCAGTACGCTTTACCTAATGATATGCTCACAGGTGTTCCGCGAGCCGTAAGAGCCAGCACAACGCCTGGTTCACCACTTATAAAAAACTGGGAGATAGGGCAGTCCTCAGTTGGTGGCACAGTTTTGTTTTCTGATGAAGAAACCATAACAATAGATTATCAAAAGAATGTAAACGAAGGGGCTATGCCTAGTTATTTTGTTACCCTTTTGGCGTATCAGCTTGCGTGGCATTTAGCCGAAACAATTACAGACCAGACGACTAAAGTAGAGTTATGGCGCAACATAGCATTGGGTAATCCTGGCGAAGGTATGCGGGGTGGTTATTTTAGACAGGCTGTTAGCATTGATAGTGCGGGTCAAACGCCGGGGGTTATATCTGATTATATGCTCACGGAGATTAGATGAGCAAATTCCAAACATATCAGGCAAGTTTTACGGGTGGTGAAATGGACCCCTTACTACGGGGTCGCACTGACTTACAGCAGTATTACAATTCTGTAGCTATCGCTGATAACGTTTTGTTTGAGCCTCAAGGTGGTTTTAGTCGGCGTCCGGGCTTACGTTTTCTTTTAGATATAACGTCAGACAATGCGGCTAATGGCGTTCTACTCATTCCTTTTGAGTTCAGCACGACGCAGAACTTTATGATTGTTGCTACAAGATTTGCAAACACAACTCTTAGATTTAGGTTTTTTGCTAACCAAGTTTTGCTTACTAACATAAATGGGTCAGGTAATAGCTATTTAGATTTTAACGTTGGCACGTTATATAACACTTCTGCCATAGATATGGATAAAATATATTTCACGCAAAGTGCTGATACTCTTATTCTTGTAAATGAAAACTTTGCTCCTATGAGGATTTTGAGAGGAGCCAACAACACAACGTGGACAGCTTCAACGCTTTCTTTGACCGTACCCAAAACAGGATTTACACTAACGACAAGTAACCCAGCTGGAACACTCACAGCGTCGGCTGTAACGGGTGCAATTAAGTTAACGGCGTCCTCTGCTATTTTTGCAAGCGATAAGGTTAATCAGTTTTACAATGTTACGAATGGTTTTGGTCGTGCGAGAGTTACAAAGTTTCTAAGCACTACAAGCGTAGAAGCGGTAGTGGAAATACCGTTTCACAATACAGATGCTATTGCTAGCGGTGATTACGAACTTGAAAGCGGTTATGAAGACTCTTGGAGTAACACAAGGGGATGGCCTAGAACGTGTACATTCCATGAGGGGCGTTTGTATTTTGGTGGGGCTGCTTCTGAACCATCAACGCTTTTTGGGTCTAAGGTTGGAGACTTTTTTAATTTTAAAGCTGACGAAGGTTTAGACGATGATGCAATAAAAGTAACGCTTTCTACGGATAGCGTGAACGCTATTACTGCGCTACGTTCTGGTCGTGACTTACAAATATTTACTTCAGGCGCAGAGTTTTTTATTCCGCAAGCTGATTTAAGTCCAATCACCCCGGCAAACATAACCGTTAAGTCGGCAACTCGTCGTGGCTCTAAGTTTGGTATTAGACCCCAAGCTGCTGAAGGTGGTACGTTGTTTATTCAGCGTCAAGGTAAAGCACTACGGGAAATGCTTTTTAGTGATGTTGAACTAAGCTATGTGGCAAACAATGTGTCGTTGCTAAACTCACACCTTTTACTAGACCCTCAACGCATGGCGCTCAGAAACGCCACAGATACGACTGAGGGTGACTTGTTGATGATTGTTAACGGAACAGACACAACGGGTTACAGAGCGTCCTCTGTGGGGCTGACAGGCACTATAGCGGCCTATATGCTTAATAGACCCCAACAGATTGTTGCCCCGGCTGTGTGGACGACTGACGGTAACTTTGTGGACATTGGTGTAGACCTCGATACAATTTACACAGTGGTTAAAAGAACTATTGGCGGTTCTGTTAAATATTACCTTGAGGTTTTCGACGATGACCGCACAACAGATAGCGCACTACAATATTTTTCTGGGTCGGTTAGCCCAGACCAAGCGTTGCCGGGAAGCACCACAGCCGGAAGTCTGTCACACCTAGAGGGCAAAACTGTAAAGATAGTAAGAGATGATATTGTTGATACTGATAGGGTTGTAAGCTCTGGTAACGTTACCCTTAACGATACAGCGTCCTCTTACGTTGAGGTGGGTCTAGATTTTAGTGTTGAGGTAACCACCCAACCTGTTGAGTTACGTTTGCCCTCAGGTTCAATGCAGTCAACTAAGCGACGTATCTTAGAAGCGTCACCAGTTATGTTTTTAACCCAGAACCTAACAGTTGACGGTAAAGAAGTACCTACACAAGAAATACTATCAGGTGCTGGGGGTGTTACATCTTTTACGGGTATAAAAACGGTAGACGGTTTGCCGGGATTTTCGTTGGCGGGTCAGGTTACTATTAGCCAGGACAAGCCATTATTTATGACAGTTTTAAGTTTAGATTATAAAGTGAGTAGCGGAGCATGAGCGCAGCATTTTTTCAAATAGCGGGTTCAGTGTTAAGTGGCCTTGCACAATTAAGGCAAGCCCAAGCACAGCAAGTTCAATACGAAATGAAAGCCCGAAACGAGGTTATCCAAGCTCGTACCGATGCGGTAAACTATAAAGTAGAAGGTAACGAGCGAATGAGGGAACTTCTTAGGGCAATGAGTAGCTCCGTAGCAAATGCGGCGGCGGGTGGACTAGACCCCTACGGTGCGATGGAAACCAAAGACTTGATAAATTTAAATTCAATGAAAGTTGCGGGAATGGACATTCGTAAGCTTAACTTGAACTCTGAGATGGCAATACTGCGTGGCGAGTCAAACGCCCAGCAAGCTCGATTAGCTGGTAAGGCCGCTGTACAATATGGCACTATCGGAGCGATAGCAAATGTAGCTACGCAAGGTGCGGATGTTATGGCAACGTCTGGCAAGATACCGATAGAATAATGGTTGAGAGTGTACTATATCAAGGTCGCCGGGTAGCACTGCGTATACCTGAAACTCAAGCTCTTGAGGCTCAAGCTATAGAGCGGGGTCAAGCCACGTTACAACGTTCGCTAGACCGAATGACCAACTTCTTTGCAGAGCAAAATCGTATAGTAGCAAAGATAGAGGGTGAGGAGTACGGAGCGGCTAATGCCCCTACCCTAGAACAAATCAAAGCGGCAAGAGAAACAGGCGAAGAATTAAAACTGCCCGGTAACAATAATAGTCTATTTGGTCGAGCGGCACGACAAGCGGCGGCAACAGTTGTAGCTTCTGAATTAGAGCTAGCAGCAAAACAAGAAATGAACGCTGCTATATTAGACTTTGAAACAAGAGAGGCTAACCCGGCTGGCTTACAAGATAAGCTAGATGCAATTATTCAAGGTTACTCGTCTACCTTTGATGAGACTGTTCCCTCAATGGCTAGGAGCATGAAAGCTAAGTTGGCTTTAAATGCAAACACTAAGTATGCAAGTTATCATAGTTCATATATTAGAAATCAAAAAGATAAATCAAAGTCAGCGTGGATGGCTTCAGCACAAATTGACTTAGAAAACATGGGCGAACTTTTACAAGTAAATTTAACTGGTTTGGATGCTAATGGTCAAATCGAAGCAAAGTTTGTTGATGCCGACACACTAGCATCTTTAAAAGCTAATAAACTTGCTGAAATGCAAGCCAGAGATTTTAGCCCTTCAGAGATTAAAGCTTGGAGTTCTGCATGGGATGCTCAATCAGTAGCCTCTGCCACGCAGCTTGTTAATGACAATATACTTACTTTAAAAAATCCTGATGCTTTGATTAGAAATATAGCACGGGGAGATGTTTCAAAGCTTGATGTAAAAACTAAAGCGGCAATATCTATATTACAAAATAATGATTTATCATTTGCTGAGATAGCGCAAAACCTTCGTAACTTTAGAAGTAACGAGTTAGCAGCTAGAGCGCAGCAAGAGGCCGTTAATGACAAGAAACAAGATGAGTTAAATAATGGTTATGCGGCTACTATGCTAAAAGCTATAAACGAAGGCGATGCGACGTTATTTAATGAAAACTATGAGCTTCTAAATAAATTTGATAAATTTAGGGCTGAAGAACTTAGAACAAAATATTTAGAGGCTGGGCTTGCGCCAGCTATTAGTGACGCTGGTTCTTTTAATTACCTTCAACGATTAGGGGCAAATATAGGTTTTGATGATGTTGATAAACATTGGCTAAATTTAAGTTTAGGTGACCGAGATGAGTTTTATAAAAAAGCAGAATTTTATCAAAATATCGAAACTCAAAGAGCTGTTGATAAATTGCTCGGTGACATGAAGGTTCCTGAAAATTATCAATTACTTGATAAAAAAGACCCAAATTATAAAAAAGGTTTTTTAGCTCAAGGACTTGTAGCTAAATTAGAAAACGAAGCATTTACATTCCAAAGGCTTGACCAAGATTTTGATGCGTTAGGTTTTGTTCAAAGTTTATTAGATGAATTTAATGATGACATAGAAGCGGCTGTAAAAAATGTTCAAGTTGTTGCGGCAAACAAATTTATCACTCTTATAAATACACAAGGTCAATTAAATTTAGAATTAGGTGATTTTAATACGGCAATATCAACGCTTGAGGGTTTTAAAGGATTACTTGAAAACAGACAAGCATTACCGGGTGAATTAGACTTTAGTGTTCAAGAGCTTGATGCAATAATTTCTAAAATTGAAGAGGCTTTATAATGGATATACTAGAAGCCAGAAGACAGTCTCACAACGTAAGACAAAACCCTATGCACGATTTGGTTTTTACATCAACGGGCGTTGAGGTAGCTAATATGCGTCCTAGAAACACCACCAAAGAACTGTTTGGATTTGATGCTCAAGATGTAGCGAATACAGCAAAAGCAGCGGGTCGAGCAATAGCTGGTGGTGTTCAAGATACTGTTACGGGCGTTGTTGGTTTAGCCGATGATATTGGTTCAGCGATTGACGAAAAAATTGGTGGCCTTGGTGGTTTTTATATGGGGCCAGACGGCCTTGAGTATAGGAGAGAAAAACCAGAAGATGCGCCTAGCTTAGATGAAATGTTTGACGCTGGGTTGCAAGAACTTGGTATTAAAGTTCCACAGGGTGACAGTAGCCTTGAGGCGTTAGGTCGTGGCTTAGTGCAGTTTGGGGCGGGTATGGTTGTTGCCCCTATTCGTGGTGCGGGATACGTTAACACAATGTTGCGTGGTGGTTTTGCTGACGCACTGTTTGACCCGGAAGAAGGTAACCTTTCTACGCTTCTTAAAGAGTTTGGTTTAGATGGTGCGGTAACTGAGTATTTAGACAGTAAGGTAGATAATGATGCTAGTGCATCCGAAAGACTAGAGGGTAGATTTAAGCAAGCATTGGAAGGTTTGGGTCTAGGGGCTGGTATTGACCTTATTATGCAAGGCTTCAGAACTATCAAGTCTGACCAAGGTGCGACTGAAATAATTCGTAACAAACTGTCAACTCTAAGCGAACAGGAAGGAACATAATGTCAGCCTATCGTGAATTAGTTGAGTTTATAACCAAGTCGGTAACGAACGCTGAGAATAAAGCTTATGGTAATTTAGTGCCAGATGAAGACATAACGCCCGGCCCCGGCGGTTCTCTCGTTATCAAAGGTTTAGATAATACTGACGTTGAGGCGTTGAATGATGTTTTGCGTGATGGTGGTTTTGAACCGGGTTTGAACCTTGGGCGTATTGGTCAAATATTTGATGGCACGACAGATGACTTTAATCCAACAACCGTTTTTGAAAACATTAAGAAAAACAACGAAGCTTTGTTTAAGCATCTTAAAAGAGACAAACAGTCTATGGACGCTATGGTTGCGATGGCAAACGCAACCGGGTTTGAAAACATTGCAGTAAAATTTCTTAACAGAAAACCCGGTGAAATACTCCCAGCAGAGGATGTATTAGCTGGTATTTTAACGCTTATAAAATTTGGTAAAGAGTTACAGTATGGAGCGCACAAGGCTTACCGTAGCCTAGACCGTCAAACTAGGGAAACAGAATTTAAAAAGTTACAAGTTATGGCGGCTGTGCAATCTAATTTAGCCGCACAAGTTTCTGGTAATGTGTCTGAATATGGTAGAGGTTTGGGCGTTGTTAGTTCTATAGCAAAGCTAGAAAACTTAGATGTATCTGCTTATGCAGAAAGTTTAGATACATGGGTGCGAGAAGCTGACGACGGTTTAGTTGATTATCATTTACATACTTTTTTACAGCTTTCTACACCAATGCAACGAGCCAGATATGCAGAAAAAGGTTTTGTTTCAAAGTCTTGGGATTTTGCAATGGAAAACTATATCAACGCTCTTTTGTCTGCCCCTTCTACGCATATCGTAAACATTGCGGGTAATGCTGGGTTTCAAGTGCAAACTATAGCAGAACGTGGGTTAGCTGGCGTAATAGGAAATATAAGAACTCTTGGCGGTTTGCGTGGAGATATAGGTGACCAAAGGTATGTAGGCGAAGCGGCGGCTGAAGCTCATGGTCTTATGATGGCGCAAAAAGATGCTATGCTTCTTATGGCTCGAACTATGATGACTGGTGAAAGTGGTGACCTTGTAAGTAAAATAGACTTGCGTACTAGACGGGCATTAGGAAGCACTGACAATTTAAACGATGTTAAAACAAGTTTTGCTCAAGGCGATTATTTTAAATCCTTTGTTGACTTGATGGGCATTTCTACAAGGTTACCGGGAAGGTTCCTAGCAAGTGAAGATGAGTATTTCAAAGTTATTACAATGCGTCGTGTGCTGTACAGAGAAGCGCACCGAGCATCTCAGATTGCTTACACAACAGCAAGGCGTGAAGGTATAGGCAGAGATGAGGCTAAAGAATTAGCGTCGCAAAAATACGCAGACATAATAACGACAACGCCTGACGAAATTAAAAAGATGATGACTACCGAAGCACGAAAGATGACTTTCCAAGGTTCGCCAGAAGGTTTTTTTGGTCGCATGGGTTCTCTAGTAAATAGTATTCCTTTAGTAAAAACTGTTGTGCCTTTTTATAATACGCCAACAAATATTATTAACGAAGCGTTTGACCGAACCTTAAACTGGTCACCAGTTTACAAAGCAATAAAAGGAAATATTAAAGGCGAACAAATTATCACAGGAAAAGAATTAGACGATGCTTTAGCCAAGCTTACTTTAGGCAACGGTATAGCCATGACGATGTTGTATATGGCTAGTGGAGAGTATGGTGATAACATTGTTATAACTGGCACAGGCCCCAGTGAGTTTGCCGCTAAACGTAATATTATGGACCCCGCTGGTTTTAACCCGGCATCTATAGGAATTAAACAACCTGACGGCACTTATGAAACATTTACTTTTAGTAGATTTGACCCGATGTCGGCTCTGCTTGTAATGGGTGCAGACTTAGCAAACTATATGAAATATGAGGATGACCCAAACTTACTGTCAGCCGTTATAAAAGGTTATGTTTTGGCGACGGCTGAGTATGCATCTAGCCTACCATTTCTCCAAGGCGTAGCAGAAATGTCTGAGTTTGCTATGGGCCGAGGTACGAAAGAGGACGCTGGTGAAAGAATGATGCAATACTTTGGTCAACTTTCAGCGGGTGTTGGTACGAATGTATTAGGTAATTTAGACCGTTCAACGTTTGGTTTAGGTAGCTACGCCGCACATTATTTAGGTGAAGGCCAGTATACACCAGTGACACAATCTAGCTTTCACGCAATGCTTGAAAGAATAAACGACCCAACTTCTAGCAATACGGGATTACCGCCGGGAAAAGACCCTATAACTGGCAAGCTAATTACTGATGCTCCTAAATGGGTGCAAGGATTTTATAGCGGATTGCAAAAAGCTAAAGCAAGAAACGCATACTTTGCAGATACTTTACCACCAGCATTAGATTTTTGGGGTAACGAAATAGTAAGAGGTCAAGGAACTCTTATCGAAAACTTTAACCCTACAAGACTTAGAACGGCTAAATATTCTAAAGTAGACCAAGAGTTGCTTAGATTAAGTGAAACGGGCATAGGTACTTTTTCAATGCACAACAAAAGCATAAATCAGGTTAAATTAAACAATGAAGAAATTAACGAGTTTCATACGCTTATTAACACAGTTGATGCTAACGGTAACACACCAGAAGAAACGGGCTATGACCCAACAAGCACGTTAGCCAATGCTTTGTTGTTTGAGGTTCTCGACGCTGATTACCAATCATTAATTACAGATGAGGACAAATTCAAAGCACTAAACACAATTTTACAAGATAGGCGTGAGTTAGCCAGAACAGCGTTTGTTGAAAACTCATCACGGTTTGGGCTAATGAAAATGGTAGAGGAAGCAATGGAGTGACAAAGGTATGTTAATAGTGTACAATTCGCAAAGTAGAGGTTTACCAAATGGCTACTTTTAGTATTACAGACCAGACAAGACGGGCGCAGTTTACTGCTAATGGCTCGACTACTGAGTTTAGTTTTAGTTTTCAGGTCAACAATACTTCAGATATTAAGGTCGATGTTGACGGTACATTAAAGACTGAAAGCACTCACTACGACATTAAAACGTCATCAAACTCTATTGGGTTAAATGCTGACGGTACGGGCAAGGTAGTGTTTAGAACTAGCCCATCTGACCATACCCCGGCCAACAATGCGGTTGTCAGTGTCTTTAGTGACCTACCTCTTAGCCGGACTAGTGTATATACTACTGGCGGTAACATTACAGCAACCTCTCTAGAAAACGATTTCGACACAATAACGATGATACTAGCTAGTCACGAAGAACGGCTAGATAGAACAATGGTTGCCCCGGTACGGGATGCGGTAGACGTAGACCTTACGCTACCCGACAAGGATGACCGTAAAGGTCGTGTGCTAGGTTTCAACGCTACTACGGGCGCAGCGGAGCAAGGGCCACAGATAGCCGACGTTCAAACACTATCCGCTATTACGGCTGACATTGCTGCCCTTGCAGATATAGAAGACGGAACAACGGCAACCGATGCCATATCTGGCTTGGCTGCAATAAAAACAAACGTAACTACGGTGGCTGGTATTGCCAGTAACGTAACTGCTGTAGCTAATAACGCCACTAATATAAATGCCGTTGCGGCTGACGCTACGGATATAGGCGCAGTGGCGGCAAAGGCTACGGAGATAGGACGTTTAGGTACGGCTGATGCTATATCTGATTTAAACACACTAGGCACGGCTGACGCTGTGAGTGACATGAATACACTTGCGGCGATTAGTAGTGACATATCTACTGTAAGTGCTAAATCATCTATTATAACCAGTACGTTAGCGGCAAACCTTACAACTGTATCGCCACAGATAGCAACACTTCAGTCTTTAGCATCTGTTTTTTCTGGCACACAGTCGCTTACAGTAACAGTTGCAAGCGGTAATTTATATGGTGGCGGTGGGACAGGAAATGTTTTTTATATAAATGGCTCTTCTAATCCACCATTAACACTTGTTCGAGGCATTACTTATACATTTGATGTTAGTGACTCTTCAGTATCTGGACATCCATTAGCATTTAAAGATTCTGGCGGTAATGCTTTTACTACTGGCGTTACTACAAATGGCACTGCTGGTAGTGCTGGGGCAACAGTTGTTATTGCTGTTCCTTCTACTGGTACAATGCCAGCTTCATATTATTGCACAAGTCATGGTGCGGGCATGGGTAATACAATAGCTACACAAACTAATGACATAGCAACTGTAGCAACCAACATTGCAGACATAAACACAGTAGCAACCAATATCGGTACAATAGCGCAGAAGGCAACGGTAGACGAGGCAACTGCATTAGCCATAGCGTTAGGAGGCTAGACAATGGCAAATACATTTAAAGTAATAACTAGGGATGTAGCGCCAGCTAGTGCTGGTACTCCCGAAACTATATACACTGTGCAGACAGGTAGTACGCTTGTTGTTCAAAGTATATTTCTAACAAACGTGCATACGGCTCAAGTTGATGTGACTTTGCAGTTAGAAAGTACAACAACGCAAACAAATCAGACGCAAAACACAACAGCCCACTTTCTTAAAGATGTTCCGTTGCCAGCAAAAAGCTCACTAGAGTTAAACAAGATCAACATGAACGAGGGCGATATTATTAAGGTTGATTGCTCCGTTGCTGACAAAGTTTCTGTGATAATGAATTATATGGAGATTACCTAACAATGGCTGGATATATTGGTGCGAAGGTCGGCACGGTCACTGCTAATGCTGCTGATATAAAAGGTGACATAAGCAGCACTGATACCTCACCAGACCTCACTCTTAAAAATACAACGCAAGAAGACACAGATGGTGGTCGTGAAAGTACTGTTACTTTTAAAGGCGAACAGTCTGGCGGTGAAGAAAGTACATTAGCTCAAATAGAGGCAAATCATCACGGTTCATCGGACGATGAGCAAGGCCAACTTGTTTTTAAAACTAATGACGGTTCTGACGGTGCTAGTCCTACTGAACGCATGAAGATTGATAGTGCAGGAGCCGTTACGTTTACATCTGATGATACCTCAGATCAATTTGTTATTCAAAATAATGATACAGGTTCAGGTTCTGCGCCTGATATGGTTTTGTATAGAAACTCAGCAAGCCCTGCTGATGGAGATACAATAGGTAGAGTTGATTATCGTGGTGAAGATGATGGCGGTACAGCTAGAGATTATGTAACATTATATAGCAAAATATCTGATGCAAGCACTGGAACCCCTGCTGGTAGTTTTCACATTCAAACAAGAAACGGAACGAACCAAACTGATAGATTAGTGGTTGATGGAATTGGTAACGTGGGTATTGGAACGTCTTCGCCAACTGTTCCTTTAACAGTTTTTTCAAGTGCAGCCGCAGATAGCGCAAGATTTACAGATAATACAAACTCAGAGCTATTTGTTAAACATGCTACTGGTAATTTATTGACTATTGCTACTGGTAGTACTTCTCAGCCTATGGCGTTTGGACAAGGTAGCACAGAACGTATGCGTATCGACAGCAGTGGTAGAGTTATAGTTAACTCAACTTCAAGTTCTGACCCTGCAACAAATAATGCTGTTAATGCTATAAGACTTGCTGCTGATACAGGTCGTGTTTCGGCTTCGGCTGACGGAACTCTAGCACTCAATCTAAATAGAAAGTCAAATGATGGAGACATTGCAGTGTTCCGCAAAGATGCCTCTGTTATGGGAAGTATTGGTAGTATTACAAGTGGATTGTATGTAGCTGATACAGCCACTGGTTTAAGATTTGATTCTGCTGGAACAGATAACATACTTCCTTGCAGTCAAACTGGAGGTTTAAGAGATAATATTATTGATTTAGGTGTGGCCTCAGGAAGATTTGATGATATTTTTGCAACCAACACCTCAATCCAAACATCTGATGAAAACGAAAAACAAGACATTGCATCACTAACTAGCGCAGAGATTAGTGCTGCTACAGCTATTAGTAAGTTGTTTAAAAGTTACAAATGGAAAGACAAAGTAGAAGCTAAAGGTGATGCTGCTCGAACACATACTGGTGTTGTTGCACAGCAAGTACAAACAGCAATGTCAGACGCAGGGCTAGACGCAAACAAGTATGCTTTTTGGTGTTCTGATACTTGGTGGGAAACAGAAACAAAAGTTGCTGCTGTTAAGGCAGACGAAGAGAAAGGCATAGAAGCCCAAGACGCATACACACGCACTGATCATTATTACATAAAAGATGAAGCACCAGAAGGTGCAACAGAGCGTACTAGATTGGGTATTCGTTATGCTGAACTGTTAGCGTTTATTGGTGCAGCAACAGAACAAAGATTGACTAGCATTGAAGCTAGACTAGACGCATTGGAGGGCTAATAAATGGCTTATATAGGTAGCACACCCGTACCATCTGGAATAAAAGAAACGCAGTCTTTCGTAGCGAGTGCTGGGCAAACTACATTTAATACTTTGGGATACTCAAACGGTAATAATATCTCAGTATTTTTAAATGGTGTACGTCTTATAAATGGCA